TATAAACTACAAGACATTATTGGCAGGGCTTATGACTACCTTTATCCACCCTTGGATGAGAAAGAAAAACAAGCGATAGCAAGTTCCCAATTGTTAGCGTTTGCAATGTTAAGCCCAGGCGCACCAAAACATTTGTTTGAGGGTCAAAATGGCTAACATCATCGCGGGACTTGGGGCGCAATTAGGACTGGATACCACTCAGTTCCAAAAAGGCATTTCCGAAGCTAAAGATTCTTTAAAAGAGCTTAAAGAGTATTTACCAGAAATTCTCACCGCAGCGGGATTTATTGAACTAACCAAAGCCTCAATTGAATACGCAAATTCCTTGTCTGAGGTCGCCAAAGCAAACGAGGTTACCGTTTCATCCGTTCTTGAATTGACTAAAGCATTAGAGGTCAACGGGGGAAGTGCTGAAAACGTAGGACGGATTTATTCTGGGTTCACACAGAAACTTGAAGCGGCTATACAAGGCAACGCTACGGCGCAAAAGTCTTTTGAGAAACTAGGCATTACGTTTAATGACCTTAGACACTTAAGCGAACAAGATTTATTTGATAAAACAATCAAGAGCCTTGGCAACATGAGTGACGCTGCCGAGCGTAATGGCTTGGCGTTTATGACTTTGGGGAAAGGTATCCGTGGCGTAGATGTAAAGGGTCTAGCCGAGGATATGGACAAGATCAAAGGGTCAATGGATAAATACGCAAGTTCAGTAAAACTTGCTAATGAGTTCACAGACAAATTAAAAGAGTCCAGTTCAGATTTAAAACTGGCGATCAATGATGCCGTTATTCCTTCTTTAAATACCTTATACGACTCGTATAAAAAGACGGGTGAGGTAATGAGCTTGTTGCATAGTTTTGTTGAAAACCTTGCGGTTGGAACGGCTGTTGTTATTAAGACCATTACAACTGGCTTTTCACAAATCTATGATGTTGTTAAAGCAATAGCCAAATATGCGGTTGATTTAAGCAATTTACGTTTTGCTCAATCATGGAAAGATATAACCGATGGTTGGAAAGAAGTTAAAGATGATGGGAAAGATTATCTAAAGTTTTTTGACGACATGAAAAAGGCTTTATCTGAGCCTATCAAAAGACCTAAAGCTGAAGACCCTAACCGAACGGTTACAGACGCTGCTTATAAACAAGTTAACCAAGCTGAGTTATTAGCTAAACAATATCAAAATCAAGTCGATGCGATGATGCAACAAATCCTCGCAAAAAATCAATTGCTTGATAAAACAAAGAATCAACAAGAGCAAGAAGAAGCAATCAATAAGGTCTTTGTTGAGCAAGAAAAAGCATTTGAAAACATTGATAAGGCAATGGCTAATTTGGATAAGAACAGTCCAAATTACGGTCGTTTAAAAGCAAACTTTGAGTCAACTAGAAAAGCCATTGAAGACATAACTTGGAAAAGCCTGCCTGAGTTTCAAGAGGCAATTAAGAAAAACCAAGCCTATCAGCAATCATTTGAGTATGGTTGGGAGCAAGCCTTCAACCAATACAAAGAAAGCGCAATGACTGCCGCAGATGCTGGCAAACAAGCGTTTACCACAATAGTCGATCAAATGACTAATGCCTTGGATAACTTTGCAAAGACTGGAAAGCTGAGTTTTTCTTCTTTGGCATCTAGCATTATTCAAGACTTAATCAAAATCCAAATCAAATACCAAACCACAAAATTATTTGAGTCTTTGACGAACAGCACATCAGGTAGTGGGTTTTCGTTTAGTTCCATGTTTTCTACTGTTAAAAACTTTCTTGGTTTTGCAGAAGGTGGCGACCCGCCTGTTGGTGTTCCGAGTGTGGTTGGTGAGAACGGCCCAGAGTTATTTATTCCAAAATCTGCTGGTACGGTCATTCCAAATAACAAATTAAGCGATGCTTTTAGCGCTCCAACAAGTAACGTAACCAATAACTACATCAACGCAATTGACACTAAGTCTTTTGAGGAAAGATTACTTGGAAGCTCAACGGCGGTGTGGGCGGCTAATCAATACGGGGCTAAGAGCCTAGCGACAACAACAGGGAGAACGTAATGTCATTCCAAGCAATCGTTGACATTCAGCAATCAATGAATGTGAACAACAGACGGACGGTGGGTCAACAAGTTAGCCGTTCGGGTCAAGTTCGTGTCGCGCAATACTTAACATCGGTTCCTTGGGTGTTTACGGTCACGCCGCATAACTACCTTTATTACCCGCAGGTTAGAAACATCATTCAAACGATTGATAACCTAGATCGCCAATTGCCCCAAACGATTACCTTTGCAAGCCAAAACTTATCATGGTTTACGGCGTATCAAGGCGATTTAACACTAAGCCAAATTAACGCTTTGACACTGGCAGCAGTGCCACCAGCAAACAGTCAAACGATCTCTGTGGGCAACTTGCCTTCTGTGTCATCAACCGCTTATGTATTCAGGGCGGGTGATTTCCTCCAGTTGGGTGTTTATCCTTACAAGGTCACCGCCGATGTTTTAAGGGGTTCAGGGTCTACGGTATCCGTTAACCTTCACCGTCCGGTTATTGGAACGGTGACAACCGGAACCTTAACAGCAGTGGCGAATAATTGTTCTTTTTACGTATTGGCTGAACAATGCCCAACGTATACACTTAACCCAATGGCTAACGGTGCGTTTGTCCAATGGGCGGCTCCGTTTGTCTTTAGAGAGGACATTACAGGATGAACACTTACATTGCTGCTTTAGCAAGCCCCTCCATTAGGTACGGGGAATTTGTAAAGCTCACGACCTCAAGCGCAACTTACACCTTTTGTAACGCTGCCTCGCCAATCACGGTGCTTGGGGTGACTTACTCTAACCTTGGCTCTTTACTGTCTATTGGTGACATTAAACGGGAAACAAAAGCCACTAGCGGCGATTTAACTCTAAGCCTAACCGGAGTGGATGGCGCTAACGTAGCTGTCATTTTGAGCGCAGACATTAAAGGCTCTACGCTAGAAATCTGGCGTGGATTTTTTGATTCTGATAACCAGATCATCACAACGCCAACGCTTCAGTTTTTTAAACGATACCAAGGGTATGTTAGTAATTTTTCAGTTAATGAAGACTGGAACGAACAAACCCGCACAAGGATTGCAACGTGCTCAATTAGTTGCGCGTCATTCAGGACGATCTTACAAAACAGGATTAGTGGGCTAAAGACTAACCCGACTGTGTGGGCAAACTATTACCCTGGCGACACAAGCATGGATAGGGTTCCGGTAATCGCATCGGCTTATTTTGATTTTGGTCAACAACCAACCCCAGGTAGCCAAGCGGCAACAGATGCTCCTTCAGATTATCAACCATTTGGGAATAGCGGCGGCGCATGATAAGACAAGCTACAAGACACGATATTCCGGTTTTGATATGGATGATGCGGGAATACGCAAAAGAGGCTCCTATGCCTGTTTTAAAGAATCCTGAGCACCATAACGCCGAACACGTTGGGCAATTGATATTCCAGATGCTGAATGGCAGAGGATTTATCCTAATTGATGATGACCACAGAGGCATGATTGCGGCAATCATCACGCCTAATGTCTGGAGTCCAAGGGTTTTAGAGTTAAGAGAGCTGGCTTGGTGGGTGATGCCAGAACACAGGGGAAAGTCAATTGGCGGCAAACTGTGGGTAAAGTTTGATTCAATAGCACAAGACATGTTAAATGCAAAAAGGGTGGATTTTGTTTGCACAACAGTGATGGCAAACTCCCCATTGATAGACTACACAAAGCGGGGTTATAAACCGCTTGAAGCCACATTTTTTAGGGATTAGAAATGCCAGCATCACTTATTCTTGGGGCGCTTTTTGAAGGCGGCATGGTTGGCGCGGCGGCGTTCTTTGGTGCGACTGGATTAGCTGTTGCAACCTTTGCAGTTAACTTTGCAGTCTCAATGATTGTGTCGCGGGTGTTTTCCTCATCCGCAGGGAATCAGAATACAAACAACGGTGTGCGGCAACAAGTCCCGCCATCTAACACCAACTCAATCCCAATCGTTTACGGTGACGCTTACCTTGGTGGTGTATTTGTTGATGCGGTCTTATCAATCGATCAAAAAACAATGTATTACGTCTTGGCTGTCTCGCAGATTAGCCCTAACGGGCAATTCTCATTTGACACAACCAAGATGTATTGGCAAGACCAGATCATCGGGTTTGATGGCACAGACCACACCAAGGTCATCACCCTGACAGATAACGCTTACCCAACGCCAAACGTCAAAACAAACATTGCCGGTAATCTTTACATCAATCTTTACAAGTCGGACGAATCAGGGACGATCACTTGTTTGAACGGCACAAATCTGCCTAACGTAGTGATGGGTGGCTCAGATATAGCAAGCGCTCAAAGATGGCCTGCTCATAATCGGCAAATGAATGGTTTAGCCTTTGCGATTGTGAAATTAAATTACAACCAAACCGCTGGCACAACAGCGATGCAACCCATTACGTTTTACGCATCGCATTATCTAAACAGCACTGGCGTAGCAAAACCTGGCGATGTTTGGTATGACTACATAACCAACGTCAAATATGGCTGTGCAATGGATTCGTCTATTGTGGATTCAGCAAGCGCTACTGCACTAAACACCTACTCAGATCAAACCATCTCGTACTACGACAGCAACGGCAATCCTGCAACTCAACCAAGATACAGAATTAACGGGGTTTTGGACACGGGGCAAGACGTATTGTCAAACCTAGACCAAATTATGCTGGCTTGCGATTCTTGGAATCAGTACAACGCCGCAAGTGGTAAGTGGTCGGTCGTTATTAACCAGCCAAGAAGCACCGATTTTGCTTTCGATGACTCAAACATCGTTGGTCAGATTACGGTTAGTGCATTTGATATTTCGCAGAGCATTAACCAGATACAAGCTCAATTTCCTAATAAGCTAAACCGAGATCAAGCGGATTATGTTTATTTAAACACTCCGACTATATATTTATTCACAAACGAGCCGGATAATAAATACACATTAACCTACCAATTGGTTAACGATTCGGTGCAGGTGCAATACCTTGCTAACCGACTGCTTGAACAAGCAAGGGAAGATTTAATCGTCACATTTGCAACCACTTATAACGGCATACAAGTTGATGCAGGGGACGTTATTAGCGTCACCAACGCCGCTTATGGGTGGACGAATAAGTTGTTCAGGGTCATCAAAGTGTCTGAGACATCCTTACCGGACGGGAACTTAGGTGCTGCCCTAGAATTAAATGAATACAACCCAGACGTATATTTAGATGGCGGGTTTAACTCTTTCTCACCTTCACCAAACAGCAATCTATCAAACCCCAACTACTTTAGTAATCTCACGGCTCCGACTGTTGTAAACATCAACACCATCGCAACGGTTCCTCATTTTGATGTGGTCTGCAATATCCCCGCAACGGGTCGGGTGACAAAGGTAACGCTGTTTTACACAACGGTGGCAAGCCCTGCGACAACGGATTGGAAATTGTGGGGCGTTCAAAGCGCAACCAACGCACAGCCTTTCCAGCCATCCTCGTCTTTAACGTTTGCTGACATCACGTTGCCGGTGAATACTTATTATTTTGGCTACCTCGTGGAGAACGAAAGCGGCGCATCGTCACTTTCCCCGATCTCGTCTAGCCTTAACTGGTCGCCTAACCTCATCACCACTGTGGGCAGTAGCCCTGCGATTTCCGGTAATACGATGACCGGCGCAGGCTCAACCATTGTGTCTAGCGGAAATTTTGCTTTTGGTAACGCAACAACTAATATCTCGTTTGATGGCACTACCATGACCTTAAACGGTAACGTGGTGGCTACGGGAAACATTAACTTAAATGCTGTTTCTGTTTTAGTAAATCCTTCACTTGGTTCAGATCAAACATTCCCTCAATCTGTTTCATTTCCATCTACTTATAACGGATTTTCATATACCGGCGGGACAACAGTAACAGTTAATTATGATTTCTTAACTGCAAGTGTTCCTAACTTAACATCTGGAATCATTTACACAACATTTTTTATAACTGCTATCAGCAACTACATAAATGGAAGTGGATTGCCTATTACTGGATACACAAGCACATCTGTTTTTTCTTTGATAGTTAACGGTTCAGAAGTTGCAACTTACACCGTGTTTAGCTCTAGCACTTTGACTACATACACTTATGTAGTGTCTACAAATTCAGGGATTTCCAATCCTTGCGTAATATCTTTAAGATTAAAAACTGTATCGGTTACTGTTTTTACGGCTTCTGCTGGAACTGTTAGCGGGTATATAACAACACCAACATCTGCTCCAAGTTCAACAACTAACGGGACGCAAATCTTAATTCAAGGATTTAAGCGATGACTTATATTCAACTTAATAATGGCTACGTTTCTCAGGTAATGGAAAGTACATTTATTCCCGATGAAACATGGATTGAATTTAACGATTGGAATAACTATAAAGTTTTGCAAAAAAACTCAACTGATTTATTCCATTATGAGACTTTGACTTGGGTTCAGGCTGATGAAATAACTTGTGCAAGTTTTGCAATTACTGACATATTAAGCAAAAGAAAACAAGAGCTTTTTAACTCAGACTGGACGCAGATACCCAATGGCCCACTTACGGCTGACCAGCAAACCGCTTGGGCAACGTACCGCCAAGCCCTGCGTGACATCACAAAACAATCCGGTTATCCGTTTAATATCATTTGGCCTTCTGCGCCTAATTAGGGCATAATTAAACCGACAAGACATGACAAGATTCCGTCCCCCGCGAGGTCGTGGGGAGCGTCAAAACCTGAGTACAGGAACAAATCATGTCGCTTTTTAGCAAAAATGTCATTACCCAAGTCTCGGGTTTTGATAACCCCCTTATTACCGGCGAGCTTGTCTATCAGCAAAATTGGTATTGGAACATTACCCTTCAAGACGTAGCCGGCGCGCCTGTCAATTTATCGACAGCTACCATTACCGCCAACATTGCGCGGCGCGAGATTTCAAATCTGATTGACACCCGTAATGGTTTGTCATTCGATGTTTCCAATTACACCCCGACACCAACCCCAATCAACCTGACGATCACAAACAAGGTTGATGCGGCGGGGTCTTTTACTTTGGTTATTGATGATACCGCCTGGGGGTTGATTAGCACAGACCCAGAGCTAGACATTAACGCCGTTAATCCTGTTTGCTTTACAGGGAAGATCAAGATTTCATTTGCGGCAAACACTCCGACCCCGGCTGAAGATGACATCATTTTCTTGATGTTCTTGGTTCGCTCGGACGGTGTAACTGTACTTTAAGGATTAAAAAATGGCTGTGTCTAAAGTTGTCGTAGTTGACGGTAATAACCTGATCGTTCGGATTGATCGTGGCGTAGCAGGGCGTAGCGTTACCGATGTCCAACCCGTTGAGATTAACAACGCTTTATATCTTGAGTTTTTCTTCTCGGACGGGACAACCCAAACCGTTGGGCCAGTTGGAACGATTCAGTATTTAGGTCAATCGCCTATCGTTGTCTCGGGTTCTACCATCAGTTTATCCACTGTCCCCGTTACTTTGGGCGGCACAGGGCAAACCACTGCTAATGCAGGGTTTAACGCTTTGGCTCCAGCGCAGACGGGCAATTCGGGTAAATACCTAAAAACCGATGGCACAAACTCGGCTTGGGATTTAATCGATATTTCCACAGCAGACATTACCGGCGTATTGCCTATTGCCAACGGGGGAACGGGTCAAAGCACCCAAGCGGCGGCAATTACGGCTTTGGCGGGTACACAAAGCGCGGGTAAATATTTGCGCTCTGATGGCACGAATACGTCCTTGGCGTCTATTCAAGCAGCCGATGTCCCTACGCTCAATCAAAACACGACCGGCACTGCGGCTAATATCACCGCAACCAGTAACTCAACGCTGACGACTTTAAGCGTTTTAAGCCTGCCAGGTTCTCAGGTCACGGGCAATATCTCGGGTAACGCCGCAAACGTCACCGGCACTGTTGCTATTGCAAACGGAGGCACAGGGCAAACGACCGCTAACGCTGCCTTTAACGCTCTTGTGCCTGCTCAGACCGGAAACTCCGGTAAGTTTTTGACGACTGACGGGTCTAATACGTCTTGGTCGGTTAACCCTTTAGGCACAGTGACATCGGTGGCTGTGTCTGGTGGCACGACAGGTTTAACGACCTCTGGTGGCCCGATTACCACATCAGGCACTATTACCCTTGCCGGTACGCTTGGGGTCGCTAACGGCGGCACAGGCGCTACTACGTTGACAGGTTATGTGTATGGCAATGGAACAGGGGCTTTTACAGCCTCAACAACCATTCCCACATCGGCTTTAACTGGAAACTTTGTTTCTACGTTTAGTGGCGGCACAACGGGTTTATTGCCATCTTCTGCAACTGCTGGCGCTGTTACATTGTCCGGTACTTTAGCGGTTGCTAACGGCGGCACAGGGGTGACTTCTTCTAGCGGTGCGAACTCGGTTGTATTGCGTGACACAAATCAAAACGTGTTTGCCAATAACTTCATTCCTAATACAACCACAATCACTTCTAGTTCTACACCGATTAACCTGACGATTGCTTCAGCGCAATATCAGATCGTTAATGGCAGTACGCAATCACAGCAATTTAACTTGCCTGATGCCACTACGCTAACAATCGGTGAGACGTATTATTTCAACAATAACATTACTTATTCATCCGTACAAATTAACGCGCATGATGGCACTACATCAATCCTAGCGTTACAAGCAGGTGGTGCAGCACACGTTATTTTGTTAAGCAACTCAACGACTAACGGCACTTGGGATGTGCACTCCTATGTTCCCACATCAGCATCTTGGGGCAACGCTACTTTAAGTTTTAATTCGGCAAGCAGCATCTCTGGTTCGGTTACTTGGTCTGGTAATGCAGTCGGTATCGCTTATGGCGGTACGGGTCAAACAACGGCTAACGCAGCGTTTAACGCTTTAGCACCTAGCCAAACGGGTAACTCGGGCAAATTCCTGACTACGGACGGAACGAATACATCTTGGTCTACTAACCCGTTAGGGACTGTGACAAGCGTGGCGGCAACGGTTCCTTCTTTCTTGTCGATCTCTGGTAGCCCTATTACCACATCGGGCACTTTAGCGATTACTTTGTCTGGCACTGCACTCCCCACTACATCGGGCGGCACAGGCTTAACCTCATTCACCGCTAACGGTGTTGTCTACGCAAGCTCTACAAGTGCGCTTACTACTGGTTCTGCGCTGACGTTTGATGGGACGAATTTGAGTGTTGGTGGCACTGCATCAAATCAACGCTTAAACGTAATTGTCCCCGTTTTTACAACAAGCGCATCGGGTGGTATGCGAATTGGAGATAGCGGCAGCAACTATTACACCGATTATCTTGTTAAAACAGACGGCTCTGCAAATCCTTATGTGCAGTGGAGTTTTGCGTCGCACACACTAGCGCAATATTGGTATGGAGGCGGCAATAATTATTGGGCATGGTACGCAAATAACTCCGAACAAATGCGCCTGACCAGCACAGGTCTGGGTATTGGGACGAGTTCGCCCAAAGTCAAACTTCAAACCGTTGGTGAGGCAGTAGGACTGCCTACTCTTGGCACATCTTCTGGCGGATTTTTGATTTCGTCTACGAACGGTCTTTATGGCGTTTACGGTGGAATCAATGGATCGACTGGTGATGGCTGGTTCCAAGCAATGCGGAATGATTCCGCTGTGGCATACAACCTCATCCTTAATCCGGCTGGCGGCAACCTTGGACTGGGTGTTACTCCTAGTGCTTGGGCAACACTAACAGGTTTTGACATTAACACTTGGGGCGCAGTTTCTGGTTATACAAACCAAATTAATGTGTCTAGCAATGCATACTACAACGGCGGTTGGAAATACAAGCAAACTAACTACGCAACACGCTACGAACAAAACAGCACAGGTATTCACGCTTGGTACAACGCCCCCTCTGGCACAGCAGGTAACGCCATCACCTTCACCCAAGCACTTACGCTGGATGCCAGTGGTAATCTTTTGGTTGGGACTACAACAGCCGTATCAAAGGTCACATCTAGTGCGGG